ACACCACCGGCACCAAAAAGATCAGCTTTGACGGTGTGATCACCTCGGCTGAGTACTCGGCTACCGTGGGTGAAATCGAAGTCATTACCATGAACTTCGTTACCAACGGCGCCATTACCCTGGACATCTGATCATGGCTTTTTATCGCGGGCAACAGGGCACTGTCTTCTTTGATAAAGCTGGCAGCGGCGGCCTGTCCGAGATCGCTGCAGTGCGGTCCTGGAGCATGACCGTTGAGAAGGAGTCACTGGACGTGACCTCCCAAGGCGCCACTTACCGCGCCAATGTGGGTGGCCTGATCAGCGGCTCAGGCACTATTGAGGTGATGTACGACGCCCCTGGTTCTGGCGACAAGCTGGACCTGATCAAGGATGTCAACCAAGCCACCGACGAGGCCGATGCAGCCGTTGAGCTGTATCTGGACGAGACTGGCGGCAAAAAGATCACCGGCACCATCGTGGTGACAAGTTCCGAATACTCCGCTACGGTTGGCGAGCTTGAGATCGTTACGATCAACTTCGTCTCTAGCGGAACCCTTACTCTCAGCATCTGATGCCCGCCGCACAACGCCCGGTTGACTTGCTCGCCGGTGCATTTGATCTCAACCAGCGCCGTAAGTTCAGCATCAAGAACGATGCTGGCGATACGGTGCTGGATCTTTATTTTAAGCCGATTACCCGCGCAGACCGCAAGCGTGCCACCACGCTGTCCGGGTCTGATGAGGCACTGGAGATCAGCACCTACATGCTGTGCCAGATTGCTGAGCTGGAGGACGGCAGCAAGGCGTTCGCACCGGCTGATGCAGTCAAGCTGCAACGTGAGCTGCCCGAGCGTGTGCTGAACGAGCTGGAGCTGTTCCTGTTCGGCCTTGGCGATGGTGCTGGCATTGAGGAAGCAAAAAAAGGCTAGGCCAGGACAGCCTGCTCTTTTTTGAGTTCTTCCTGGCCACTGAGCTTGGCATGACGGTCAGCCGGTTGCGGACTGAGCTGACCGATGCCGAGTTCATCCATTTTGCAGCGTTCTACGAGATCAAAGGCGAACGCGAGAAAGAAGCAATGGACAAAGCCCGTCGCCGGTAAACTGGTGCCATGGCAGTCTCCAACGTTGAGCTAAGGGTTGACGCACGCAATGCGATTGCCGCGTTGCGCGATGTCAACCGTGCATCGGCTCAAACTGAATCGGCTATCAGCAAACTGCAAGGCACGATCGGCAAGCTTGCTGGAGCATTTGCCGCTATCCAAGCTGCAAAATTTGTTTTTGTCCAAGCTGCTGAGATTGAAAGCCAGACGCGCAGCCTGCAGGTGCTGACTGGCAGCGCTCAGCAGGCCAAGCAAATCATCCAAGAGCTGCAGCAGCTCGGTGCAGTAACGCCATTTACCAGCACTGAGCTGATTGATGCAGCAAAACGCCTGCAGGCATTCGGCGTTGCCGCGAGTGATGTTGTAGAAACCACCCGCCGGTTGGCTGATGCATCTGGCGCCACTGGCGCAGAGCTGCAAGGCTTGGTGACGGCTTACGGTCAGGTGCAGGCCAAGGGGCGGCTGCAGGGCGAGGAACTGCTGCAGTTCCAAGAGCGTGGCATCGCGCTGCAGCAAGAGCTGCGCAAGATGTATGGAATGACCGGCGATGAGTTCCAAAAGGCACTCAGCAAAGGTCAGATCAGCGCTAAGGCTGTTGAGGTAGCACTGCAGCGGCTCACCAGCGCCGGCGGCAAGTACGCCAATGGTGCCATTGCGCAAAGCGATACCCTTAACGGCAAACTATCAACGCTGCAGGATTCTTTCCAGAGACTGGCGCAAAATATCGGTAAGTTTTTTGAACCCGTTTTTAAGTTTTTACTAGATGGCATTAATGCCTTTCTAGAGAGGGTCAATAGTGCCGCTGCGCTGCAGGCACAGACTAGGGCATATCAGCAAGCCAGTGAAAGGACTAGGACGCGTTTTGGCGCAAGGGTTATGAACCCTTTTGACACTGAAGTCCAGCAATATAGGCAGCGACTTGAAAAATCGCTTGTCAGAGCAGAGATGGGCACTGTCGCGCCAGCATTTAAGGCGGGCGGACCGGTTGGTGGCGCGCCTGCACTGCTGACACCAACTAGCGGTGCGGGCGGCAAAGGCGCTGCCAATAAAGCAGCCCGCGAGGCCGAACGCGCTGCAGAAGCTGCCGCCAAGGAGCAAGAGCGCGTTGCGCAAGTTATTCGTGAGCGGTTAGCAGAGGGTCAGATTCTGCAACTGCGATCAACTATTCAAGACAAGATTGCTGCTGCTGAGGCTGCGGGCGACAAACAACTTGCAGCACGCCTCAAGGGACAAGAGAAAGAGCTGGACATCCAATACCGCTACGCGCAGGCACTGGCGCAAGAAAAAGACATCCGAGCGCAAGAGGCCATTATTTATGAAGGCAATACAGCACTAATTGCCAATCAACGGGAAATCCAGCGCGAGCTAACGGAGCTACAGAACGAAAGCGCTAGAAATCAGATTGCAGCGCTTGAAAATCAAATTAGCTTGCAGGCTGAACTGACCGAAGGCCAAAAACAGCAGAAGGCTGTTGCTGACAGCCTTGCCACCACTATTGGCGAAGGATTGACATCTTCGTTTAATGCGCTGATCCAAGGCAGCGAGGACTTTGGCACCAGCCTGCGGCGTATCGCTTCTGGCGTGCTGATCGATATTGCCAACCAACTGCTGCGGGTGTTTGTCATCCAAAAGGCAATCAACGCCCTTAGCGGTTTGTTTGGCGGTGGTGGCGCAGGTGGACTGTCTTACTCGGGCGTCACCGGCAGCGCCCTTGGTACGTCGATGCTGTCTGGCAACTTCACGGCGACGCCATTCAGCACGATTGGCCTTGGCTTCCGTGCCAACGGTGGCAGCGTCCGCGCTGGTAGTCCGTATGTCGTTGGCGAGCGTGGTCCTGAGCTGTTCATGCCAGGGCGCAGCGGCGGCATTGCACCGACCGGCAGCTTTGGCGGCGCCGTTAGCGTGGTGGTCAATGTGGATGCAGGCGGCACTAGCGTGGAAGGCAACGAGCCGAATGCCAATCAGCTTGGCAGGATCGTCGGTGCTGCAGTGCAGGCCGAGATCGTCAAACAGCAACGTCCCGGCGGCCTGCTTGCCTCTACCCGCTAATGGCTACTTTCCCCGCGATCAGCCCCACCTATGGCGCCGAGAAGCGCAGCGCACCTAAGCGGCGTGTGGTGCAGTTTGGCGACGGCTACGAGCAGCGGCTGACCTTTGGGCTAAACCAGAACCCCAAGGAGTGGTCCTTGACCTGGAACAACATCACCGAGGCCAATGCGGACACGATTGAAGCCTTCCTTGATGCTCGCGCTGCTGACGCGGCTGCATTTGACTGGACACCACCGGATGAGTCAACCGCTTACAAGTGGGTATGCGACAGCTGGAGCAAGTCCATCCCGTACACCGGCAGAGCGATAATTAACGCCACCTTCCGCCAAGTGTTCGAGCCCTAATGGCCTACGCAGCCTGGCAAGCCAGCACGAGCTACGCAGTCGGCGCCATTGTCCGCGCCACCACTACGCAGGCCAGCGGGCTTGTGTTCCGCTGCACGGTCGCAGGTACAAGTGCCAGCACACAGCCAGCATGGCCGACCGACATCGGCAGCACGATCGCAGACGGCGGCGTCACATGGGCAGCGATCAGCAGCGTCTACGAAGAGCTGGCAGTCCTGGGTCCGAACGCGATTATCGAGCTGTTCGAGCTGCAGCTTGACACCACGCTGCATGGCGCCAGTACGACCTACTACTGGCACAACGGCGTGAACGCAGCCGTCACCGGCAACATCGTGTTTGCCGGCAATACCTACGTCAGGCTTCCGGTCGAGGCGACGGGGTTCGATTACACCAGCTCTGGCAGTTTGCCGCGCCCGACGCTGCGGATCAGCAACCTATTCAGCGACATGACTACGCTGCTGCTGCTGGTCAATGCGACCACGCCCGGCAACGACCTGGGCGGCGCCACTGTGCGGCGGATCCGCACGCTGAAAAAGTTCCTCGATGGCGAGGCGGCGGCTGACCCTAACGCCCGCTTCCCGACAGAGATCTGGTACGTTGATCGCAAGTCGAACGAGAACCGCGATCTGGTCGAGTTCGAGCTAGCCAGCAAGTTTGACCTAGCCGGCGTCATGCTGCCCCAGCGGCAGATCATCGCCAACGTGTGCCAGTGGAAATACCGCGGCGCTGAATGCGGCTACACCGGAAGCAACTACTGGAACGTCAACGATCAGGTTGTTGGCACGCTGGCGGCTGACGTGTGCGGCAAGCGCGTGGAGAGCTGCAAACTGCGGTTCGGTGCCACGGCTGAGTTGCCGTTCGGCTCCTTCCCAGGGGCGGGTCTGACCCAATGATCAAGCTGACCGACACGATTAAGGCTGACATCCTGGCGCACGCGCAGGCCGAGGATCCCCGCGAGTGCTGCGGCCTGATCCATGTGGTCAAAGGCCGGCGCCGCTACTACCCGTGCCGCAACATTGCCGCCACGCCTGACGAGCACTTCATCCTTGATCCGGCGGACTACGCAGCAGCAGAGGATCTGGGCGAAATCGTGGCCGTGGTGCATAGCCATCCGGTGACGCAGCCAGTCCCATCAGCAGCAGATCAGATCGGCTGTAACAACAGCGGCCTGCCGTGGGTGATCGTCAACCCCAAGACGGAGGCATGGGGCGGCTGCGAGCCTGCGGCGTTTGAGCTGCCCTACGTCGGCCGCGAGTTCGTGTTCGGCGTGGTCGATTGCTACTCGCTGGTGCGGGACTGGTATCAGCGTGAATGGGGCTTGACGCTGGCCGACTTTGACCGTCGTGATCGGTTCTGGGAACGCGGTGAGAACCTGTACCTCGACAGCTACCGCTCACAGGGCTTCAGACAGGTGCCGTTTGAAGAGCTGCAGTACGGCGACGCGATCCTGATGCAACTGTTCTCAGGGCTGCCCAATCACGCTGCGATCTACCTGGGCGATCAGCAAATCCTGCATCATGTACAAGGGCGATTGAGTAGCCGCGACGTGTATGGCGGTTACTATGTGAAGAGCACTGCCCTGGTCTTGCGGCATGAAAGTCGTTAAGGTCTACGGCGCACTCCGCAAGCGACTCGGCCAGTGTCGGTTTGAGTTCGAGGTAGACACGCCCGCGCAGGCGATCAAAGCGCTGTGCGTCAATTTCCCCGGCCTGGACAAGTGGCTCATCGACTCTGAGCAGACCGGGATGGGCTTCCGCGTCACCGTCGGCAGAGAGCGCATCACACAAGAGGATGTCAGCGTGGCCGTGCTGCCATGGTCTGAGCGGGATGTGTTCAGTATTGCGCCGGTACTGGCTGGTGCTGGCGGACGTGGTGGACTAGGCAGCATCCTTGCCGGAGTCGGATTGGTTGCGTTGGCATTTGTGACAGGTGGCGCAACGATTGGATTGCTTGGTTTAGCGGCTCCAATCGCAGTTAGTAGTGTTCTTGGCGTGGTTGGAGCAAATCTAATTCTTGGCGGTGTCGCTCAGCTCTTGTCTCCTCAACCCGAGATATCAGCGCTACAACGCGGAAAGGAAGCCGCTCGACT